AGGATTTGTTTCCCCCAAAACCGACCCAAAAGGCTCAAATAAGCCCTTGAACGCGTCTATAAGCCACGAACATGACTAAGACGACATCAAATGACCTTGAAACGGCTGCCGTCACGGCAGGCGACAAGCCCGTTTTAACGGGTGTTTCCACGCCTAGAATCCACACGCCGCTGAACGACTTACCTTCACGCGGTGGAGAATTGATCGACTTAGCCAGCAGTCTGAAAATCGATCTTATGGACTGGCAAAAATTTGCGCTCATAAACACCCACAAAATCAAGCCTGACGGGCGGTGGGCTTCACCGATCAATTGCATTGTGGTCGCCCGCCAAAACGGCAAGTCGTTTTTACAGCAAATCAGGATTTTGGGCGGTTTGTTTCTTTGGGACGAACAATTGCAGATCGGGTCGGCGCACCGCTTGTCCACGTCACTGGAACAATTCAGGGCAATGGTTCAAATCATTGACGGAAACGACGACCTGAGAAAACAGGTCAAGAAAATCCGCTGGCAACATGGCGGCGAGGAAATCGAAACCATTTCGGGTAATCGATTCATTGTGCGTGCAGGCGGTTCAGCTGCTCGTGGTGTTTCCCGACCTTCAACAATTCACCTGGACGAATTGCGCGAAATGACCGACATTGAAAGTTTTGCGTCATTGCGTTACACCCTTATGGCTGCGAGTAATCCTTTGGTCATGGCGTACACAAACGCGGGTGACCATTCAAGTGTCGTGCTGAACGATTTTAGAAACCGCGCGTTGGCTCGTATCGCTGGAGCAGATGACGAAATCGGTTACTTTGAATGGTCAGCACCCACGGACGAAATTAGTGTGGAAAACGCACGTTATTCAAACCCAGCAATGGGAATCACAATCCACCCTGACAACATCAAAAGCGTTTTGAATGATCCCGCCGACGTGGTCATGACTGAAGTATTGTGCCGCTGGGTCGTGGCAATTTCGTCAGCCGTGGACGCAACCAGTTGGGGCAATTGTGTGGACAAAACTCAAGACCTTGACCCTGAAAAAATAACCTGGCTTGCAATAGACCTGTCACCCGACAGAAAACATGCAAGTTTGGTTGCCGCCCAAAAATTAGGCGAAGAAAACTTTGTTGTTAAGTTACTGCACACCTGGTCAAACGAATTGCAGTTGGACGATAAGGCAATTGCTAACGACCTGGCAGATTATGCACGAAAATACTCAACCGAATTCGTTTTGTACTCCAGGAAAACCAGCGCAGCCGTTGCAGCCCGCCTTGCACCAGCGGGAATTGCCGTTTACGACATGGACGGGTTCTATCCGCAGGCATGCGACGAAATGCTGAGTGCTATCAATTCAGGGCGATTGAAACACCGTGGACAATCCCAGTTGACTGAAGAAATGTTGTCGGCGGTGCAATTGCGCCGTGGTGACGGCGGTTGGGTTATCGGTCGGCGAGCAAGTCAGGCGGTTGTTTGTGGTGCGGTGGCAACTGCATTGGTGACACATTTTGCGACACGCCCAGACAATGATCTTGACATCATGGTGGGTTGATCGTATAAGACTGCAAGAATTCGGACATGGGTTTATTTGACTTATTCGTACCGACGAAGCCGACGGCAGCCGTCACTGCCGCTTCGGTTGACGCAGCTGCTATCGCGCCTTACTACCCTGAACAGGGTCAACTTTTCTTTTCTGGTGTAACTAGCGCAATTCGTTCCGAAGCAATGACAATTCCATGCGTTGCACGTTCATTGGGAATCATTCAAACAATTGCGTCACTGCCTATGCACACACGCAACGAAGCAACAGGCGAAAAGATAACTCAGCCACGCGTTATTAATCAGCCTGACCCACGAATTCCCGGGACAACATTCTGGTCATGGATTATTTCAGATTTATTTTTCTTCCCTTCTGCTTATGCCTACGTTATGGAACGTTATGCAGACACGGGCAGAATTCGCGCAATGGAACGCGTTGCACCTGAACGCGTAACAATTCAAACAAATGGAATTGGAACCGAAATTGTTTCTTATTCAATTGACGGTTCTTATGTTGACCCAGCGAATTTAGTCGTGTTCGCTGGTGCGCAAGAAGGTTTGCTCAATCGCGCAGGTCGCACAATTCGCGCAGCCGCTGCGCTAGAACGTGCGGCGTTAGATTTTGCAGCTGATCCAATTCCACAAATGGTTTTGAAATCCAACGGAACATCATTGCCAGCAGATCGCGTTTCAAAGTTGTTGGGTGCAATTCGTAATCGTGCAAAAAAGTCGGTTATTTATTTGAACGCTGACGTTGATCTTTCAACAATTGGTTATGATCCAAAGAATTTACAATTGAACGAAGCGCGCAACTATCTTGCCCTTGAATTGTCCAGGGCAGCAGGCTTGCCCGCATACTTCACAGATTCGCAACAGTCCACGTTCACTTATTCCAACGCCTTAGACAAGAGGCGCGACCTCGTCGATTTCGCGTTTAGAAATTACATGTCAATAATTGAGCAACGCTTATCGTTTGCAGATTTCACACCAGCAGGCAACCGCGTTTCATTTGACCTTGATGATTTCCTACGCGGTAACCCGTACGAGCGCGCGCAAGTTTATGAAATCTTAAATCGTATCGGCGCAATGTCGATCGAAGAAATACGCGAGGAAGAAGACATGCTGCTATGAAAAAAGTAATCACACCAATGCAAATTACGGCGGCAGATTCAAACCGTCGCACAATTACTGGTCGCATTGTTACATTTGAAGAAACTGGCAGTGCGTCAATTGGGAAAGTTCAATTCGCAAGCGGTTCAATCGAGCCAACACCAGTTTTGCTCAACCTTGAACACGATCGCACCCGCAGAATCGGTTCAACATTGTCTATGACTTCAGACGACAAAGGCATTGAAGCAGTTTTCAAAATTGTTGAAACAACCGCAGGCAATGACAGTTTAGTCGAAGCAAGCACGGGAATGCGCGACGGATTTAGTGTCGAGGTTTCGTTTGACGAATACGAAACACTCAAAGACGGAACAGTTCGCATTTTGAAAGGTGAGTTAACTGGTGTGGCTTTGACCTCAGAACCAGCCATTCGTTCAGCGCGCGTTGAATCAGTCGCCGCAACAACTGCCGAAGAAAATGAAGTTTCAGATTCGACAATCGAACCTGAAGAAAAACCAACAACAGAAGGAGACGAAGTGGACAACACCGTCACACAAGCGGAAGCCGTCGAGACGGTAGAAGCCGCAGAAATCACTGCGTCAGCACGACCAAAGGTGGGCGGCTTTACTACAAAGCCACGCATTGAGGTTACTGCTGCGAAGTACCTTGAAAACACAATTCGCGCGTCAATGGGTGACCTTGACGCTCGTGATTACGTTCACGCAGCCAACAATGGCGCAACAACAACTGACAACGCTGGATTAGTTCCAACACGTCAATTGACTGAAATCATCAATGGTCTAGGCAACACAATTCGCCCAAGCATTGACGCGATCAGCCGTGGAACATTGCCTGACGCTGGAATGACTTTTGAAATTCCACGTATTGACGCAATGCCAACCGTTGCAGTTACTTCAGAAACTTCAGCGTTTTCAAATACTGACCAAGAGAGTTCGTTTTTAAGCGTCCCAGTGGTCAAAATGGCTGGGCAACAAAAATTTTCGGTAGAATTGCTCGAAAGAAGTTCGCCGTTATTCTTTGATGAATTGCTCAGAAACATGGTTTCAGCGCTTGCTAAGGCACAAAATTCATACGTCAACGGAATCCTTGTCGCAAACGCTGCAATTGACGGAACAACACTTTCAGCACTTCCAACAGCTGCTGAATTGCTTGGTTACGTTTCACGCGGTGCAGCAACCGTTTACACAAACACACAGGGCTTTGCACGCAACATCATCATGGGTGCAAGCCAGTGGGCTAACACAATGTCATTAAACGACAACGGACGCCCAATTTACGTTGCGTCACAACCTATGAATGCGGGCGGTGCATTGCGTCCAGATAGCCTACGCGGAAACGTTGCGGGTCTTGACCTTTATGCTGATTTCTCAGCACCAGCAGGTTCAGATGACGGTTCATTAATCATTGTCAACCCAGACGCTTACACATGGTATGAATCAAGCAACTTCCAGTTGCGTTCAGAATCTACTGCTGACGGTTCAATCACCGTGGGCATTTATTCTTTTGGTGCGTGTGCAATCAAACTTGCGAATGGTGCATTCCGTAACAATAAGTAAAAAACTAATCATGCGCTGCGGTCACTCCCGAACGTAGCGCAGCAGTCGAGAGGAACGGAAATGCCAAGTATCGTGTCAACCGCGCAATTGCGTAGTGTGCTTGGCGTTTCCGTTTCACTTTATCCAGACAGTTATTTAGACGAAATCATTAACACCGCAGAAGCGGTCATTTTGCCCATGCTGGTCGCAAACACTTCAGCGGTTAACGCTTACGAATTAAAATCAAACGTGGCAACCTATTACACAGAACGCCCACATCATTTTGTTGCTGGTCAATCGGTCGTCGTGGCAGGTTTGCCAGCACCGTTTTCAGCAACCGTCACCGTAATCGACGTGACGACTTATTCATTTACCGCAAGCCGTACAAATGTCGACGTGACATTGCGTGACATTATTCCAACAGGCACGGCAACACTTTCAGGTTATTCAGCAGCTGAAATCTATGCCAACAGTGCGCCAATCGAATCAGCAGTGCTTGCAGTTAGCGTTGAAGTTTTCCAATCACGCGTTGCAGCAGGTGGTGAGATTCAAGGCGTCGATTTTGCTTCGACGCCTTACCGAATGGGACGCAGTTTGACCAATCGCGTTTCAACCTTGCTTATGCCATTTTTAGACGTTGAAACCGTGGTGCAATAGTGCCCGCCAATTCCGTCGCCGAAGCCCGTGCAGACTTAGCAAACGCGTTTGCAGCGCTGGCAGCCAACATTTACCCAAGCGTTCCAGAATCGCCAATTCCGCCCGCCATTGTGGTCGTGCCCGATACGCCTTACATGGAAATTGTTTTGTTGGGCAAGTCTCAGACGAAAGTCAAAATCAATTTTGCAATCAGTGCCATTGTTGCTTCAAATAGCAATGCCGCGTCACTGGACAATCTAGAAAAACTCATCATAGGAATTCTCGCTGCAATGCCAGCGGGATACGTTGTCGGGGTCGTTGAGAAACCGACGGTGCTTGAAGTAGGTCAATCGCCAATGCTCGTCGCAGACATTAACGTTTCAACTTATTACACACAGACAATCTAAGGAGTAAAAATGCCAACAACAGTAATAACTGGGCGCGACGTCACCTTTACTATTGGTGGCAATAACTACGACGCCCAAGCAACAAGCGCGGTTCTATCTAATAGCCCAACAATCGAGACTTACCAAACTTTGGACGGAAAAGTTTACCGTCACATTGACGATCAGTTTACGTTCGACGTCGAAATGCTTGCAGACTGGGGCGCAACTGGTTCACTTTGTGAAGGTCTTTGGAATGCAACAGAATCAGCACCAAACACAGGGATTTCAACAGTGTTGACCGCAGCAAGCGGCGCGACATTTACTTTTCAGATTCTGCCAGCGTTCCCAAGCGCAGGCGGTACTGCACCAGACGCGCAGACAGTGTCACTATCGTTCACCGTTATCGGCACACCAGCCGAAGCGTTCTAAAGCAAACAATCGGGAGACAAAATGAAACTACCAATAACAATTGAATACAATGACGGGTCGCAGGCTACTTTTACAGCTGCGCCACCTGAGTGGGTAAAGTGGGAAAAGCAAACGGGCAACACAATTGCCCAGGCGCAGGAAAAAATCGGAATTTCCGATTTGGTGTTTCTTGCTTATCACGCCATGAAACGTGAAGCCGCTGGTAAACCAGTCAAGCCAATCGACGCATGGACGGAGACAATCGCTGAAGTGATTGTCGGTGAAGCAAACCCAAAAGTTACCCAGTCGGAAGCCTAAGCAGAATCGTTTGGGAGATAGCCCTAGCAACGGGGCTATCGCCTAACGAATTTGAATCAGCCGAGGACATTCTTACAATAATCGAGATTTTGGAAAGGCGCGCAAATGGCTAAGGAAGCAATTTCCTACGACAAAGCGGAATTGCGCGCCATTCTAAGATCATTCAAAGCAATGGACGACGAAGCAACTGACCAGGCAAAAAAGGTTACGTCACAATTGGCTGATTATGTTCGCGGCAAAATTATTGACGCCGCTGGTCGAACAAATAACCGATTAGACGACCGCGTTGCAGCGGGTGCAAAAGTTTCAAAGTCATCAAAAATTGGCGAAATCAGTTTTGGTTTTGCTGCACAAAAGTTAAGCGGCGGCGGTACGACGCAACAACTTTGGGGTGGTGCTGAATTTGGTTCTA